TAAATACCACACACGCGTTCGATTTGCCCGGCGGGTTGCATGTTGTGGTTGGCTTTGAGGAGGGAACATAGGGCTTTGTGGCAATTGTGCACGGGCACGACTGCGGTGAAACCACGGTATGTTCCTGTCTTGAACCCCAGACTGCAAAATGTCTGGTGGCTGTTGACGAGTGGGATGGGGATTGGGGTTTCGAAAGTGTACTCCATGTGTATCAGCTTCCCGGCGGCACCAATAAGCTCGGCCGTAAAATACGGCGCAAGTTCCTCAGCCATTGCTTCTAGTACATCATCTCCGTAAAGAATAAGGAGGTAATACTTAGTAAAGGCTTCATAGGTATGGTAGCGCTTCGGCGCCAAGATGAGGAACAGCATAACCTTGTCCACGAACATCTTGATGATGTTGTCTTCGGTGGTGCTACCCTGGCCAGATGGGTTGCCGCACACTTTTAGCCAGACGGCACCACAGACTCCAACAATGAATGCGTAGCACATCATATGGTAGAGGTTGTAGATTCGCTTAAAGTTGGCTGCGGTGCGGAACTTGGCCTTGAGGTTGGACCAGCGGAACATTATCACTAGGCAAAAGATGGCCCAGAGGTACGAGGCGTCGAATAGCCTGCCGTCTGAGGAGATACAGTTGCCAATGACCGTCACTTTGGCTGCTATTGTGTGGTAGCCAAGGTGGAATGGTGAGATGCCAAGGGCTGAGGCAGTGGCGAGCGGGCGGCGTCGAAGCTTCATGTTCTGGTCTAGGAATAGAACAGCACTGGCTTGCACATGGTTGACGTCCATGGCGAGAACCGTACGCGGCATGTCTGCGGCAGCCTTCTTGGATGAGATAAGCTCCATCGTGTGTGCGAGGCCACACAAGGAAATAATGGGGTCGTCCGTGGCTAGGGCGGCCCAGTAATCGTCGTAAAATATGCCGACGTCATCATCCCAATACTCTTGTTTGGAATGGAATTGTGTGTTCCACGGGTAGCCTGGGCTACGTGAACCGTCAAGTGATTGTTGGACATCACCAATTGACGAGACGTTGCTTGCACCCATGATAGGGCCGAACTGGCGTTGGAGCCAATCCGAAGCAATGCTAAGCCGACCAGCATCAAGCGGTAGGTCTGGGCGGTCATAGCGTCGTAGAGAGTTGTGTGATCCGTTTACGGTTGCCTTTGACAAACTGTACTCATCAAGGTAGCTGGGTAGCTCTCCTTGGGATTCCAGTAAGTAGGCCTTGAATTCAAGTGAAGTCTGATCTGGTGAACTGGGCTTGAAGCTCTTCCTGACAGTTCCAGCCCACTGGATGTGGGTGAACTGGGCAGGTGGGGTGCCTTCGATCATCAGACGTGTACCAAAGCTGCTGGGGTAGCGCGAAAGTACTTGCTTCAGACTTAAATGTCTAGGCTCGCAGAGGCTGGCGGCTGCGGGCCCTTCTGAAAAGACGGGGCGGCAGCGGCGGCAGCGGGTGCTGCGCCTTGAGGGACCTTTGATGCCAGGAGCACGCGGCATTTAGCACCGAATTTGCACTTAGCAGGTTTCGTATGATCGAACCAACACGCGCCTGGGTCATTACTGCGAGGGCACAGGCCGTGGATGTTCTTGTGGCAAGGCTGGGCCTTCTTGAGGGCTGCAGCGTCAGGGCCTTCCTGTTGAGGTTTGGCAGGCGGGTTGAGTAGTAGGTCAACACGGGCAGATAGAGCAGCATCTTTCTCATCACGCTTAGCCTGGGCGGCCGTAAGCATGACAATGGCCTGCTCAACCCTGGCGAGTTCGGAATGGGCTTCATGATGCTTGACGTGAGCGTTGGCAAGGGCAGCGGTAAGTTTCTCAACACGGAATGCTTCCCATGCATCCTTTGCGCCAGCCCATGCTGCGCGGAGGCGCAAACGCCATGGGGCGCTGGCTTGTGGTGCACGGTACGGCTGGTCGACGGGTTCAGCACCCTCCCTAACGTTGCGATCGTTGAAGAGGTTGTAGTAGTTGATGAGGGCAGCCTTCTCTTCCG